AGCACTTGAATTAGTGTATTCAGGTGATGCTACAACAGGATGGACTTACACGGAGAAATAATATGTCAAATTACGAAGCTACAAAATACAATTTCGATGGAGCAAACCTTACAGGTATCGAAGGAATTCCTACAGCAACTATCGTGCCGTGGTCTTCTGCTTCAGTACCATCAGGTTTTTTAGAATGTAATGGTGCAGCTGTTTCAAGAACAACTTATGCTGCATTATTTGCAATCGTAGGAACAACTTACGGAGCTGGAGATGGTTCATCAACTTTTAATGTTCCTGATTTACAAGATAACGTAGCAGTTGGAAAATCTAATAACAAATCTTTAGCTTCAACTGGTGGAGCAAACACAGTTACTTCAACTGGAAACGTAGCAGGATCAACTGCAAATGCAAGTTTATCAACATCACAACTTGCATCTCACTCTCATGGTTTACCTGTAGGACGTCACCCAAATTCTGGTATTAACCCAGGTAACACAGGAGATAATAAAGCAACTAACCCTTCTAGTAACTCAAGCGGACAAGGGTCAGGTTCAGGTCACTCGCACAACATGAGTGCAAACTTTGTAGGAGATGCAACTTCAGTTGTACAACCTTATTTAACCGTTATTTATATTATTAAAACGTAGGAGAAATTATGGCAACTAATGCAGATTGGACAGTAATATTTGAAGACAAGATGATCATCAAGCAAAGTGGTGATGCTGCGGGTCCTTATACTATTAATGATGATTCTTTTTGGAATGATTCTAAATGGTCAAACATTTGGGCAATTCAATACAAAACAGATAATCATGACTATAATGATACAGTAGAATATAGAGATGAAACTCCTCACGCTACATGGACAGATGCTAATTTAGGGAGTTTTCAAAGTCAATTCATTGATAAATGGGACGCAGCACATTTAGCACAATTACAAGCTAATTGGGATGCAGATAATGTTGATGGTGAAACTGAATCTGAAAAAATTACTAGATTAGGCGCTAGACCTACATCTTATTCATCTTAATCTAAAAATATTTCATATTTAAAAGTTAAAACCATTCTTAGATCATTTAAGTCTCGTCTAACTTCTCTAGCACAGTGTTCGATGGTCCCATCAAAAACAATTATTCTTCCAGGTTTTGGAATAATGCTTTTTAATATATCTTGATTATTACTATCGTAAAAAACAGTTTCACCTGCAAAATTAAAATTCCAAAAATTATTTAAATAATACATAACTGTAATACCACCTTTTGAATTTAAATTATCATGATAATCTACATGTGATTCATGTACAGTTCCATAAGGATTAGCACTAGCGTACGTTCTTTCTGGTTTTAATAAATCAAATATATACATATCTTTTAATATGTTTTCAGTCTGTTTTTTTAATTGTTTTTCTATTTTATTTTTAAATTTTAATTTGTAATTAAATTTTCTCCATTTATATATATCTCTACCTGAACCTATAAATTTCCAAGACACCAAATCTCTAAAATAAAAATAATTTGTATTAATTTCTTCTTTATCTAAATAGTTGTCAAAAGTTAAAATCATATCATGATCTAAGTTATTAGCTAAAGAAATTATCCTTGTGTTTTTATTTTTATTTCTATCTTTATTGTATTCATAAACTATGTATTCAGCTTTAGATCCTATTAAGTTTTTAATAATAGATCTATCTACTTCTACTTTTTGTGTGAAAGATTCATTGCCATAAATAGAGTGAAATAAACCTGCGTAACATAAATTTTCTTTGCATCCCCATTTTCTAAGTTTGTTGTATACATTTATTAAATGTTGAAAAAGATTTTTATTATGATGTGGAATTAATTGAGTTTTTTTAGAAACTAAATAATTTATACATTTAATATATTTGTTCATAGATAGATTACTAGATTAGGTGCAAGACATACATCTTATTCATCTTAAATTCATCCACGAAGTTAATATATATTTTTCACCAGCTAGAGGAGGATTTCCTCTGTGTACGTATGGAAAACCTGCTGGCCAAATAACTATTCTACCTGCTTTAGGTTTTACTCTTTTAGAGAAATGTAAAAATTCTGTTTCACCTCCTTCTTCTACGTCGTTTAAATATATCGTATAAGCAAAAGCTCTAGGTTCGTTAGCAAAACCCTCGTTATGTTCTACATGCCAAATGTGATAACCTTCTGAAGGCAATGTTTTTTGAAGTTTTAAACTTGAAAAATAAAACTGGGTATTGTTAGAATAAGAAACAGCTGCACCTACTGCTTGATCATAATTTCTAAAAGCCATATCAAAATTAGTGATTAAAGATTTTAAATCAGTCCACCAAATATCTACATTATCTGTAGTTGCAAAAAGAGTGGTGTCTTTTTTTGATAGAGGATCAGCGTTTTCAAATTGTCTTCTGTCCATTGTATTTTTAAATTTGTGTTGATCTTCATATACTTTAATGGCTTTATTACATTCTTCTTTAGTAATAAAACCATCATAAATACCGATAAAATTTTCTATATGTATATTTTTTTTCATTGATATAAAAAACAATTTATTGAATATCTTATACCTTTAGTAACAGGCTCAGTTCCATGAATCCAAATAGGTTCTGCAGGAAATAACATTGCGTCTCCGGTTTTAAAGGTCTCTTTTATTTGACCATTAAAAAATCTAAACTCTCCTCCTTCATAGTTCTCATTCAAATTTAAAGTGCAAGAAGCTCTTATGTGACCATCAACATCAGAATGATCTTTTATTTGTTCTCCAACATTATATTTTAATATTCTTATATTATTACTATTAGATATTAGTTTAGAATTAAAAGTAGGACAAATATTTTTTTGTATGTGAAATGTATAGTTTGTAATCATTATAGATATATATTTTTTAGCTAAGTTTAAAGGTTTTACATATTTGTTTTCTTTTGTACTTAATATAGACAAATTTAAACATTTAAAATTATCTTCTTCAAATTTATTTGATTTAAATTTATAGCTTTGTTCACTAGTAGACATTTCTTTATTTTCTTCAAAAAATTTGATAAAATATTGACAAATATTAGGTGAAACTAAATTATTAATTCTATATTTAAGGTCGATTATTTTGGCTTTCATAATTCTATATCTAATGTATAATCTATTATATGCTACAAAAATTAAATTTCAAGCCTGGTTTTAACAAGATGATAACAGAATCCGGAGCCGAGTCTCAATGGGTCGACGGTGATTTTGTTAGATTTAGATATGGACTACCAGAAAAGATAGGTGGTTGGAACCAACTAACTGCAAGTAGTTTAACTTTACCTGGAGCAGCACGTGCACAGCATACTTGGACAAGTATTGCAGGTGAAAAATATGCTGCGATAGGAACATCTCAAGGTTTGTTTTTATATTATGGAAATGATTTTTACGATATTACACCTTTACAAACAGGTTTGTCAGGAGCTGTTTTTACTTCAAATACTAGTAGCAGCACTGTTACTGTCACAAGAGGTGCACACAATTTAGTTGCAGGAGACTATGTAACTTTTTCTTCCGTGACTTTACCAGGTGGAGGAGCTACATCTTACGCTACAACTGATTTTACAGATAACACTTTTCAAGTTCAAGTTGTTGCATCATCCTCTGTATTTACAATTATAATGCCATCAGTAGAAACTGGAACAGGAATGTCTTCAGCAGGTTCAGCAACTATTGATCCATACGTAAAAGTTGGACCTACTTTTCAAACAGCTGGGTATGGTTGGGGCACAGATACTTGGAGTACTTCAACGTGGGGAACAGAAAGAACAACTAGTGATGTGATTCTGGAACCAGGAAACTGGAGTCTTGATAATTTTGGAGAAGTATTAGTTGCAACTATTAGCGGTGGCAAAACATTTACATGGAATGCAGGTGCATCAAACGCACGAACAATTAGAGCGTCAACTACAACTACAAATTTTTCTACATCAAATAATCCAACATCGTCTAGACTTACACAGGTTTCAGATAGAGACAGACACTTGTTTCATTTTGGAACTGAAACAACAATAGGAGATACATCAACTGTTGATCCATTGTTTATAAGATTTTCTAATCAAGAAGATTTAAATACGTATACACCGACAGCAGTAAATACTGCTGGTAGTTTTAGATTAGACAAAGGAAATAAAATTGTAGGTGCTGTATCTGGTAAAGATTATACTTTAGTTTTAACAGACAGCTCTGCATATGTAATTCAATTCGTTGGCCCACCATTTACATTTAGTGTTAAACAAGTTGGTACAAACTGTGGATTGATTGGTCAACATGCTTTGAGTTATTCAGATGGTATTGTATTTTGGATGTCAGGTGAAGGTGGATTCTTTGCATACGATGGTACAGTAAAATCATTACCTTGTTTAGTTGAAGACTTTGTATTTAATACAGATGGTGATAATTTAGGTATTAATTTTAATGCAAGTGATATTGTTTATGCAGAACACAACACACTTTACAGTGAAGTAAATTGGTTTTATCCAAAGTCGGGATCAGATCAAATAGACAGAGTTGTTACATACAATTATGCAGAACAAGTTTGGACTACAGGATCACTAGCAAGAACAAGTTATGTTGATACAGGCGTGTTTGATGTACCTTATGCAACTGAATACGATAAAAATGCAACTCCAAATTTTCCAATACAAGGTATAACAAATAAGTTTGGAGCATCAACTTACTATGCTCATGAAGTAGGAACTGATCAAGTAAATAGCTCCGGCACAACAGCGATTGCAGCGTTTATCAAATCTGGAGATTATGACAT